TTTAACCTTGACATTTTCTATATTATGTGTTATATTATTACATTATGAGCAAATTTAATTTTATTGAAATAGACAAGACATTATTACCAGATACAAAAGGTAGAAGAATAGACGGTCATAGATTTTACGAGATTGAAGGTAAAAACTATCCGTCTATTACTACTGTTTTAAACATTAGAAAAAGTGAAGGACTTAAAGAGTGGCGTAAGAACGTAGGTGACGGCGCTGCTAATTGGGAAATGAGAAGAGCCGCTAATCGTGGTAAAGCAACTCACACATTAGTAGAAGAATATTTAAAAGGTGAAACACCTAGTGAAAGAGGTGTATTACCCTTAGGACTATTTAAACTTTTAAAACCATACGTAGATCAGATTAACAACGTACATTGTTTAGAAACAATAATGTACTCCCACAAATTAACAATTGCAGGCCAGGTCGATTGTATTGCAGAATACAACGGTGAATTATCAGTAATTGATTTTAAAACAGCAAACAAAGCAAGAGAAGAAGGATGGATTGATAATTACTTCTTACAAACTACTGCTTATGCAATGATGTATGAGGAGATATTCAAAAAACCCATTAATCAAATTGTAGTATTAATTGCTGCTGAAGACGGTACAGTTGCTTGTTTTAAGAAAGACAAGAAAGAATTTATTGAACCTTTAGCAAAGGCAATTGAAGACTTTTATAAATATTATGAAGAATTAAATAAAGGAAAAGTCAAAAGTACGAAATAATTTAAAGAGGTGATTTACAGTACCTACTTGCGACCTCAACAGCTAAAGGGAACAATGAAAAAAATAATAATATTTTTAAGTTTATTATGTGGAATTGCATATGCTGAACACGGTGTTGACGAAAAACATTATGAATTATATTGGCAACAAATACCAGCAGTATGTGGCAAATCAAGTATAGTACAAGAGTATATTGAAGACAAAGGTTTAGAACCTGTTTATATGAGTTTAGGTAGAGCAGGAAGTAAACCAGATGGTGAACCTGTTTATATGGTAACAACATATGAAAAAGATGACCAAGTTTTAGTTACTGTTGACTTACCAGGTGCAGGAGAAACTTGTATTTTATTTCACACTTATAATAAGAGTGAAGTAAAAATGAAAATTAAAAAAGGTGTATGAAAACAATATTAAGTATTTTGATTGCAGGATTATTAATAACTGCTTGTAGTATAAGTGAACCAAGATTATCTTTTGGTAAAAAATGTATGGTTAAAGATGACAAAGTTGTCTATTCATATGTTTGGGTATGGGATAAAAGTGTTGGTCTAACTGCTACAGAAGCAGATTGTGAATATATTGCAACACACAAATTAAATAGAATTTGACGTTGAAGGTTAGATAATAACTAGTGAGGACGTGGGTGCAATACCCACCACCTCCACCAATTTAAAACACATAGATGTGTGCTTTGAGGGGGTGAGTAGATTCGACTGCTACTAAAACTAACTGGAGTTAAATCGCTGATGTCGTAACATCAAACTATAAATGCTAACGAAAGTTATGCACTAGCGGCTTAGGTCGCTGGGGTTTGCCTGTACCTTGCAACAGAAACAGGCATAAATAAGAATGCTATAACACACAAACACAAACAAAAGGAGTAAATTATGGCAACAACATCAAAAAACGCTTATGAAATAAGAAGCGATCTATTAGGACTTGCTAAATCTTTAGTCGAGTTTAACTATCAAGTAGAAGTAAATAACTTTGAATTTAAAGTTAGAAAAGACGGTGACCAAGTAGTTACTACATTTAAAGCACCAACAGTATCGGCAGACGATATTATTGCAACTGCTAAAAAATTCAATGACTTTGTAACTAACGGTGATAGTCTTTCTACATTTAAAGAAGTAGGTCAAAAGATGTACGAAGAAGGTTTAAAAAATACTAAACCTTTTACAGAAGCATATCAGAATATGATAAAGGCTTTCTACCCACACTTAAACGGTACAAGTAAGTAATATGTGGCCTTACAATTATTGTGAGTGGAAACAAATCACTCACGGTCTTAGTAAACCTAAAAGTTACTGGAGAAAGCACAAATCATTTATATTGATGTGTACAATTCCATCAATAACTTTAATTTGGCTATTATCTTTAGTAATCTAAAGGTAATAAAGGGTGGTGAACGCTAGCGGTAGTAACCACCCTTTACAAATAAGTAAAAATGTGATATAGTATTATATTATGAACAGCAAAGAATTTTCACTTAAAATAGAATCAATAGTCAAAGAAAAACGCATAACATATATGGATGCTATTATATGGTATTGTGATAGAAATGACCTTGATGTAGGCACAGTTAACTCAATGATTAACAAATCATTGAAAGAAAAAATCAAACACGAAGCAATCAATTTACGAATGTTGAAAGAGAAAAAGGGTGGTATTTTACCATTATAAGTATGTATGGAGGGTTTGATGTATTTAAAGTCTATCTGGCAGTTAAATTACATTTTACTACCGATTATGATTTCTTTGAATATGGTGGTAAAGTTAATTGCAAGTTAGATACATTTACAAAAAGAAATGATAGATATTTTTTTCATAAACTTAGCACAAAATATAATAAAGATGAAATATTAGATTTCTTTGTTGCTAATTTTTGTGAAAATAGTAAAAAGTGGATAGGAAATTTATTACAAAATGATGGACGAGAAACATACCTCAATTATAGAAAAGTTAAAGACAATTTCAGTTACCATTTTCGAAACGATTGCATTAATATTTGCAATGACTTTGATGTTAAGCGCCTTTCTTTTAATGATGGTTTTGAGTGCTTTGGCGGACAACATCCTAGATTTTTACGATTACTTATTCAAAAGAAATTATCGCTACAAACCGCAATCGTGTTTAACGAAGTCATATCGTTTATCAAAAATTGGAATAAACAAATTGATGAAAAGGTTGTATGGCCTAAAATCGCATTTACGATTACCAGAATGAAACCTTTTGTAAATTATAATATGACAGAATGTAAATTAATTTTAAAAGAGGTGTTTATAAATGGTTAAGAGAGTATTTTGTATAGGTAACGGTGAAAGTAGAAAAAGTTTTAATTTAGAAAAATTAAGACCACACGGTAAGATATACGGTTGTAATGCTTTATATAGAGATTTTAAACCAGATCATTTGAGTGCAGTAGATCACGGTATTATGCACGAGATTTATAATTCAGGTTATTGTGAAAACAATCCTACTTTGTTTAGAGATTGGACTAGAGTGCCTGGTATAATGTATGACCATATACTTACAGCAGGTAAAAACATTTCAGACCAAGATTTTGAATTAATTAAAAAAGAAGAAGTTATTAAATCAAATGAACGTGGCAAATTGTCAGGAGTTTGTAATGCACGGTTCAAATCTTGCAGGTGTTGTAGAAGTATTAAAAAGAAACAAAGACCGTGAAAAGAAAAATATTAATCATACATCAATACACGTAAGTTGGGTTACTGAGTCAGATAAAGTAACATCAATAAATGATATTATGCCACCTAGAGATAGAGGTTGGGCTTGTGGTGCAACATCTGGATATGCAGCTGTACATTATGAAAAACCAGATGAATTGTTTATGATAGGACACGATTTAGAAAGTTTAGATGGTAAATTAAACAATTTGTATAAAGACACAAAATACTATGGTTTATCTCAAGCAAGTAAAACACCTAGTGTCAATTGGATACGTCAATGGCGTGAATTAATGACAGAAAACCCTAAGATACAGTTTATAAAAGTAAATCCTCAAGCAGATAGTTGTAAAGACGCATTAAGTGTTCCTATCAAAGAATGGGACAAACTGAATGTGAAGTACATAGATTATACCACACTTGACAAAATGCTAGGATTGTGATATATTGGTAATATGTTTGACGGTTTAATATACAGATTATGCGATAAGATTGTATCCATATGTGAATCAATCAAAAGTAGAATAAAATCTACACCAGAAAAAAGTTGGTTAAAAGATTATAAAAACTGGAAGAAAACTCGTATAAATAAAAATGATACCGAATAATACAGGTAACACAAATACAACGAATACAAATAATAAGGAGAAAATATGGATTTTGAAACATTAAAATCATCATCAAGTAACTTTGATAAACTTACAAAGGCA